GACAGTTGAGGTGGTCGCCGGCCAGCCGCGCGAGGACGGCAGCGGGAGAACTGTCTGCCGATGCAGACGGCACAGGCTGTAAGGCTTACGTCGACCCGACGCAAAATGTTCTCTCTACCTCGAAGATTGAACTCACGCTGAAGGTGCGGCCGTTCGGCTACGCTCGTTACGTAGACGTAAAGCTGGGCTTTCAAGTAGAAGCAGGTAAGTAACATTTCGTGGGTGGGCTTCGCGCCTGCCCACTTCAATCACTTTAAAACAATAGAATGATGTTTAATTCAAGAGAATACGAATGGGCGGACATTGATGTCGTGATGGCCGGACGGCCCGTCACCGGTATCCGCGGCATCAAGTATAACACCAAGAAAGAAAAGGAGCTGGTCTATGCAAAAGGCAACAAGCCTCACGCTGTACAGTCAGGCAACTACGACCATAGTGGGGAGATAACCGTTCTGCAGAGTGAATACAACGCTTTGCGTCAGGCTGCCAAAGGCGATATCCTTAGCGTTTCGCTCGATATCGTGGTGGCTTACGGCAATCCTACGCGCGGTGACGCCATCACGACCGACATTCTTGTCGGCGTGGAGTTTACCGAAGACAACACCGAGTGGAAGCAGGGTGACAAGTTTCAGGAAAAGACCATCCCCTTTGTCTTTCTCGACAGGAAAAGCATTTAAGACCTCCGCCCACCTGCTAATAAAGGGCAGGGGTAAAAGTTATTCATTCAATTAAATTACAGAATCATGAAGTTTACAAAAGAACAGATACAAGAGTGGAAGAAGAAGCACGGCGACCTTTTTGAGATTACCGTCGACAGCAAAAGCTGCATTTTGCACCGTCCCACGCGGCGTGACCTCAGCTATGCAAGTGTCATCAAAGACCCTATCAAAATGAGCGAAACGATGCTGGGGCAGTTATGGGTTGCCGGTGATGAAGAGCTTAAGACCAACGATGAACTCTTCATGGCCGTAGTCAGCAAGATGGACGAAGTGCTGAAAGTAAAGGAGGCTGAGATAAAAAAACTTTAGAGGAGGCTGGGGTCGAAGACTTCAATAGTGCACAGGATATCATCTTCATTGACACTATGCTGCGCTATTACCTGAGCATCGACCCTGAACTCCTGCCGGACGAAAAATGGGCATGGACCCTCAGCTCGCTCAAAGAGATTAGAAGAATAGAAAAAGAAGCCAATGGACAGCGTACTTAAGTTTCTGATAAAACTGCAGGCCGATGGTGGCAATGTGCTGACAGTGAGCCGGCAGACATCAAACCAGCTGGACGAGATATCGCGCAGGGCACGTGCTACCGGGGTACGCTTGCGCGAGGCTTTTTCGTTTTCTTCACTCAAGAGTTCGCTGATGTCGATTCCCGGCATGGGCCTCCTTACTAATCCCTATGCGCTTGCTGCAGGAGCTGTCGGTGCCATCACCAAGATTGGTGCCGAAGCTGAGCAGACCTCTGTGGCTTTCACAACCCTGGTAGGCAGTGAGACCAAGGCCAAGGGTATGCTCGACGAGATTGCGAAATTCGCTGCAGCCTCTCCGTTCGGTAAGCTGGACCTGACTGAGAACGCTAAGACAATGCTGAACTTCGGTGTAGAAACCGGAAGAGTACTTCCCCTCCTTAAACAGTTAGGGGATATTTCCGGCGGAAACAAGGACCGCCTGCAAAGTCTGTCTTTGGTGCTCGGGCAGGTATCGGCCGCCGGAAGGCTGCAAGGGCAGGACAACCTGCAGTTCATCAATGCCGGCTTCAACCCCTTGCAGGAACTTGCGAAGATGACCGGCAAGTCGTACGCCGAGCTTCAGGACAAAATGTCAAAGGGGCAGATTACCTTTGAGAACGTCACACAGGCCATACGCCATGCCACCGGTGCCGAGGGTAAGTTCTTCGGCATGATGGACAAGCAGTCGCAAACGGCAGCGGGAAAGTTTGCCACCGTGTTGGATATTATCACCCAACAAGCCGTCGATATCTATAGTAAGATTCAGCCTCTCATATCGAAGACGCTCAATCTGCTTATTAAAATTATTCCTGTTATATCTTCAGGGATAACGAAAGTCATCAATGTGATAGAAGGAGTTATCGAATTTGTATCTCGGTTCAAGACGGAGATTGGCTATCTTGCTGCGGTGGTAGGTGTTGCAGCTGTTGTCTTCAATGTACATGCCATAGCCTTGACGGCCTATGCGGCTGTTATGGGAATCGTCACCGCAGCAACAAGGATATGGACCGGCGTGCAGTGGCTTCTCAACGTAGCGATGAGTGCAAACCCCATCGGCCTTATTATTATAGGTATCGCCGCATTGGTCGCAGCTGTCGTTTATTGCTGGAACAAGTTTGCCGGCTTCCGTGCCTTCATTCTTACGATGTGGGACACGCTGAAAGGTTTTGGGAATATCATCAAGGAGTATGTCATCAACCGGTTCAACGATATGCTTTCCGGGCTCGGTAAACTCGGTGAGGCTCTCCGGAAACTTTTCACGGGTGACTTCAAAGGCGCAGCCTCTGCTGCCATGGAAGGTCTCAAGAAACTATCCGGTGCAGAGAGTGTAGCCAAGGCCGTCAGCGGTACTAAGCAGCTCATCGGCAAGGTCGGTGGAAACTACCAAGCCCACCTGCAGAACGAGAGAAACAAGGATAAGAAGAAACAGGCGGCGGGAAGCGGAAACAAAATCAGTACACCGGGGCTGGTCGGAAGTACGGAGGCTGTTGTCTTCGGAAAAGAAAAGCCGGGTAAGGGGAAGAAAGGCCGTAAAGGCGGGCGCAAGTCCGCTGAAGAGATAGCCACCGGCGGCACCCGCAACACCTCCATCAGCATGTATATCGGCAAATTCTTCGATAATATAAACGTTTACATGAACGACAAGACCGACACGGCGGAACTTGAACGGACCATCCTGCAGAGCATCAACCGGGCGTTGGCCATCGCAACGAGTACGGACAGATGAATACGACACGCTTTTTGCTTGAGAACATGGCCTTGCGGGTCACGGGGGGCAAGGTGCCACCCTATTGGCTGATGGGTAAGACCATTCTTCGTGAAGTGGACAATAACGACTTTAGCGGACTTCGGGGAATGACCGACGAGGAACTGGAGGACATCGTCCGGACGAACGCTCTCGGAATTCCGATGGTGATGCCGCTGAGTCTCCGGTTGGACGTGGAGGGTGCCGAGGAATGGTTGCTGCCCGAGGAGCCGATGATTAGCATCACGGGACAGAATCTCATTACAAGGCGGCACGTCAGCAAGGGAAGACTCAGGGGGAGCATCAAGGAACGTTGGACGCAGGATGACTATACAGTAAAGGTTGAAGGCCTGCTATTGGGAAGAGATGGACGCTATCCGAAAAACGATGTGGAGCAGCTCCGTCGGTATTGCGAGGCTGGGAAAGTGAAAGTACTTTGCCCCCTGCTGGAGATTTTCGGCATCACGCAGATTGCGATAGAAAGCTGGGATATTCCCTTCACGAGCGGCACAACGAATCAGAACTACGAAATAACGGCCTACAGTGATGACATCTACAAGTTGCTCATCGCTCGGGATAGATAGAAAGGAGGGTAGCAGATGTTTACGATGGGATACGAAATCAATATAGGCGGCTACAGGTTGGGAATGCTGGACAGTGTAGAAATCCACAAAAGCGTGGAACTGCTGGCCGACGTGGCAACGATAACGCTACCCGGTGCGGAATACAACACGGCACTGGACGTGGAGGGAAAGATTAATCGCGGTGACGCCGTGAGTATCAAAATAGGCTATACAGAGGAGGGGCTGAAGGAAGAATTCAAAGGCTGGTTGCAGCGGATTTCAACGGATGGAGGAAATATAAAACTGTATTGCGAAGACGACCTTTTTTCATTCAGGAAAGAGTTGAGAAATGAAGAACTCAAGAAGGTCCCATTGGAGCAGTTGCTGAGAAAGGTCGTCCGTGGTGTGGGGAAAAGCTACAATATAGACTGTTCCTACAAATGGACGTATGCAAAGTTCGTCATTCATGCGGCTACGGGTTACGACGTGCTGAAGAAAATACAGGAGGAATGCGGCGCGGACATCTATCTGAAGGACGGGACGCTGCACGTACATCCTCCGGGGGCTGTGGTGGGCCGTGAACGGTATTACGACTTTGCGCAGAACGTGGAACAGGAAGACCTTACTTACAGAAATGCTGCTGATAGACGGATAAGAGTAGTGGTAAAAGCCAATATGCCTGACGGTACCGTAAGGGAGATCGAGGTAGGATCGACGGGTGGTGAGAAAGTTGAGATAAAATGTGCCACTTCGGACGAGGCAAGTATGAGAATGCGTGGTGAGTTGGAAATTCGACGGCGCAGTTTTGATGGCTACGACGGGAGCATCACCACATGGCTGATACCGGAATGTGTTCCCGGAGACAGTGCGGTCCTGCATGACGGAGATTATCCGAAAAAGGACGGCACATACTTCGTCAGGAGTGTCACGACGACCTTTTCACGGGAAGGCGGAAAGCGGAAGATAGAATTAGGTTTTAAATTGAGTTGATATATGGACAGATACAAAGAATTGGCAGAAATGCTCAGACTGACACGCGGCAATCCCGGGCGGATAACACTGGCACAGGGTATCGTGACGAAAGTGGAAGGTGAGCTGTGCGATGTAAAAATGGGAAGCCTGACAGTCACGGATGTAAGGCTCCGGGCCTCGGAGGCTTCAAGGGATGATGACATGCTGGTGGTACCGCGGATTGGTTCGGCGGTGATCGTAGGCAGCTTGTCCGGGGATATGTCGCAACTGGTGGTATTGGCCGTGGACAGCATCGAAAGGGTCATCATCAACGGAGGAAAACTCGGCGGGCTGGTGAAGATTGACTTGCTGACGGCGAAAATCAACGAACTCGTAAAGGCATTCAACACCCATATACATACCGCCCCGAACGGTCCGACGACGGCTCCGACCGTACCGGCGGCAGAACTCAAACGGGCGGATTATGAGGATGAGAATATCAAGCATTAAGCATTAAGCATAAAGCGTATGAAAGGACTGTTGCTGACGGACATGGAACTGGTACCGAGCGTGAAGAAAGATACGCACGGATTTATCACTACGGGGCTACCCATAGGCGATCCGACAAGGCAAAACCAAGCCCTGATACTGGCACTGCATAAGGGGGAACTCAAGGAGTATCCGCAGATAGGTTGTGGAATCAGCGACATGCTGCAAGACAACGACCCGCTGTATTGGCGCAGCCTTATCCGCGAACAGCTGGAGATGGACGGACAAAAGGTGAACGGCATAAGGCTGACACTGAAAAGTATAGACATTGACGCAACATATTAAAATATACAATGATGATAGAACATTTTTTACAAAAACTTATAGAAGCCCTCTCCACAGTGTGGGGGTGGCTTCTGTGCACAGTTCTGCTGCTAATGAATTTTATCGTAGGTTATGAGAAAATGGTGGGCTTCACGGCCATGGCAGTCGTACTCGATGCGATTTGGGGCATCGCGGCAAGCCTGATGCAGAAACGCTTCGCGCTGAGCGGGCTGGCACGCGACACTTTCGCCAAGCTCGCCGTGTACGGTACGGCCGTTTTTATCTTTATCCTGATTGATAAACTAATAGGCGTTGGTAGCGGGCTAACTACCAGTGTTATCTGTATCGGCATCATCTTAGTGGAACTGTGGAGCACGGCAGGTAGTATGCTGATCTGTTTCCCGAACATGCCTTTCTTGAAGATTCTAAAGAAAGCACTGGCCGGCGAGATTGCAAGTAAACTGAATGTACGCCCCGAAGATGTGACAGAGGCTTTGGAAACCTTACATGCAAAGAAAGTATGAGAGTTATCAAATACATCGCCGTGCATTGCACGGCAAGCCTGCAGACGCAGACAATAGCGGAACTGCAGACGGAGTTTAGACGAAAAGGCTGGAAGAAGCCAGGTTATCACTACGTGGTAGCTGCCGACGGCACGGTCACGCAAATGTTGCCGGAAGAGAAGGTGAGCAACGGTGTGAAGGGCTTTAATGCGGTCACGGTCAACGTGGCCTATATCGGCGGGGTCAAAGAAAAAGGCAAGCCCACGCGCAACCCTACGACGGGGGAGGAGA